ATAAAACAATAGGTTACAAAGAGAGGTGCTAGCCCATAGCTCACCCACCCCCCTGAGCTAGTGGGCTAGTGGTCAAGCACTTTCATAATAAAATAAAGTACTTTACATATTATATTATACCATGTTATACATTGATTCGTAAAGAGAGGAGAGAAGGAATGACTGATTATAATATCCGATTAACAGTAAAAACAAGCATAGAAAAATATGTTACCGCTGACTCATTAGAGGAAGCAGAGGATTTATTGTGGAAAGATTTAATTGATATGGATCCGCAGCATGGTCATTACATTTTAATTAATGGTTCTAAAACATATGATTTTTTAAATAAAGAAGAAGTTAATGGAGGTGAAGATGGGGAAAAGAACAATGCCCGGTAAAACAAGAAAGAGTAAAGGTAAGAAAGTATCACATAGGCCCGTTAGAGCACAAAATGTATATTTCGATGAAGACACACGAACCTGGTACAAAAGACCAGAACTAAAACAAGGAGAAGCATAATGCCTAAAACATACATCCATGTGAATATGCATAAAATTAGAGCTAATAAAAAACATGGAACAAACGAACCTGTGCTTACCGTTAAGCAAGGTAGAAAAAATACTTACGGTCATAGTGTTGAGATATTAGGACCAAGTAAAGTAATTTATGGCGGCAATGACAAACCTTTACTTCCTTGTGGAGCAAGGGTAGTTATTGAAACCGAAGCAGAAACAATAATAAAAGGAGAGGCATAATGGTTAGAGTATTAGATTTAAAACCAGACCCCAATGATAGAGTATTTGCTGTACTCGTTACACTTAAAAAGGACGACGGAGAAATATATAAGAAATTATATGGTCCGTTCTTTGACGATGGTACGTCGGATAGTTTTGTAAAAGAAGAGGTTGAATGGCATCCTAAATTTGGAAAAGAGATAATAAGCCATGAAATATTATTAGTACATCCAACATATGAAGTAAAAACAACTATTCAAAGAGAGGGAAAATGATATAATGAAAATTATGAATGATGAACATAAACAAGAATGGCAAATACTTTCTTATGAAGGAACAGAGGAAGAAGCGATCGAAGCCTTCGCTGAGTCTTTAGGAAACTTAACAAGCCATGTGCAACAAGAATTAAAAAGAGGTGTCTTTGACGAAGAAAAAGTCGGCACTCTAATGAAGTTGCTTTCCGTCGTCGTGCGAGAGTACGATTTTATTACACATAAAAACACAACAATACACTAATGGTTTCCATAAATATAACGATTCAAGGGGTTTCACCTCTTATGTGCAATCGATTTACAGATGAGGCAGCACGAGCAGCAACGTCTGGAGTTAGTTCAAACAATCAAGGAGAACCATTAACAGAACACGAACAGTGTGAAAAGAAATTATACATGCATAAAAAGAAACCATGCATACCTCAACCCAATTTAACATCTTCAATAATGGAAGGCGGACGTTTTCATAAAATAAAAAATAGATCCGTAACCACGCAACAGAAATCTATGATACCAGCTTGCGTAAATATTATTGACACTATGATACCAATAAAAAGTAAAAAAGGATGGACTGTTGATAGTCGTCCCGTTCGAGTTCCCGCAACAGGAGGTCGCATACTTGCATTTAGGCCTATCTTTTTTGATTGGGAATTAGATTTTAATTTAGAGTTAGATACAGAAATAATATCATTACCATTACTTAGACAAATTGTTGACGACGCAGGAAAAAGAGTTGGATTGGGAGACTATCGTCCGGACAAGAAGGGTCCGTATGGCAAATATGTGGTAACAAAATGGCAAGTAAAAAGAAAAAAGGGTTCACAGAACCAAAAATAATAGAAATAGTACAACGCAAATTAGATAATAAGTTTGCTGTCTGGGCTAAATTAAGACTTAGAGATTTTGAATCTTGGGGTTGGTATAGCGGCAGATGGGTTTGTGTTGGTGTTGCAAAAACAAAGTCCCTAGCCCGTAAAAAAGCTCAGGAGTTTGATTGGGACACATTAGAAATTAAGTAGTTAGTACTTAATCATGGCTGGGTTAGGCGGTGCCCTGCAATGTACGGCATGGCCACGCATTGCGTAGCACAGCACAGCACTGCTTTGCTTTGCAAGGAGATTAAAATGAAAGAAGAACCAAGAATATTTGTATCTGTTAATATGGATTACATGCTCATCACAATTGACGGCGTACCGTACAAGAAAAAATTGACAGATGACTTTCTTGTTTTTATTAACCAACAAGTAGCAGAATCAATGAGGGAGAGAAATCGTGTTAATGCTAAGAATAATATTTAATTTAGGTGTATTATTTGTTTTTGTATCTTTAGTTTCGTCGTTAGTGGGCTGCACAAGTGTAGATCCAACGCCCTGCGTCCCAATGCATATTGGAGTAGGTTATGATGACGATGGAATGTTAAGAACAATTCAAGTAGAAGAAATGGGTTGTCCCAGAATAGATAATTATAAAAATTTTTAGGAGAAATAAATGAGAAAAAACGAATGGACAGAAGAGCGTATTGAAAAATTAAGGGAGTTAAGAGAGAAAGGTAGAACACCTCAACAAATTGCTTCTTTCTTTGGCGACGTTACAAGAAACGCTGTTATAGGAAAGATCCATAGGCTAGGATTATCAGGACCTGGAGTTGGGAAACCCAAGCCTGTAACCATGCCTACTTATTCCTTTATGAAAAAATAATCAATATCTATTGACGAACAGTGGCAATCATACTACATATGGGATTGCTCCCACGATTATGTATCCCAATATAATTGTGGTTCCTTCGTTACGAGGGCCGGTACATCCTTTTCATGATTAACAATAACCGGCCCTCACTTTTTACTTGATTATCCCACAAATATGTATATACATAGTAACCATTGGTAAATTACTAAGGAGAAACACATGCCAGACATTCAAAAATATAAGAGTATTGCTCTTAATCACGATTCATACGAAAAGCTTGCAGCCATAGCTGACAAAAACAATAGAGCTAAAGGTAGAGAGCTTGCAGGTATGATTGATAAAAGACATAAAGAAGTTATTCAATCTAAAAATTGGGACGAATGAGCGACGACAAGCAAGATAATGAGTTAGCTTGGAAAACAAGAATACATTACGACGACATGATTGATCGAGGTTTTACACCTGGTCAAACAACTATCATGACAATCATGATTTCAATTAGTCAATATATTGCAGAAAGAGGCGTGGGATCCGGAATATCATTAATAACGGCGTGCCTCAATGCAATCATGTCTGGTGATGAAATAGATATAACTAAAATAAAAGGATATCAGGATACCTTTGAAGAAGACTTAGATGTTCATTTTGAACCAGACGGTGATTGGCTAGACGACGATGAAGAATCTGAAACGGACAACGTTATTCACATAGACTTTAATGACAAAGACTAATCCTCAATTACATAAGGGACCTCTGAATTAGCTAGACCACGACGACGACTAAAGAAAAGTAAATTTTGTTTTTCTTCTGTTAGTGTATTGGTAAAGATAATTAGTACGTTTATAATTAGCGTGACGTAAAGTAATCGCCACTCTGATTTTTTGGTTCGCATAATGATTTGTGAGAATCATCAAAGTTCACAAGCACCCCTCGGTGTTTAAGAGACTTACTCGTCGGGTAAGCGATCCCTTTACTCTCGAAAACTTTGGCAAGTTTTTTAATAGTCGAATACTTGACATCGGCCCCATTCTCCGCCCTCGAAATTGTTGACGGCGATACTCCAGATAGGACACATAACTCCCGTGTGGATAACCTTAAAATATTTCGTGAAAATTTTAGTTGACGTGCGGTTATCATTATAGTATAAACTCCCATATGTTGTTTCACAAACGAGACAACTTTAGCGTTTAGATAATATAAAGTAAATAGAGAAAACATAGCGAGGATAGAATGAAGATAAAAACATTAGCGGAAAAAGTTGTGAGTAAATGGCACGATAAAGATGTCGATGACATTGCAAACGACACAAAAGAATTAAAAGAGCTGCATGAAGATTTGGTTCTTTTAAAAGGTGTTGCTGATTCCCTCCGAACATTAGAGAAGAAAGTATGCGAGCGAAGATATTCGCAGCGTGTTGAATCTCGATTGCAAGGAGAAAACAAAGACACCGGAACTGTAACCTTTCAGGAAGAAGAATTATCTGTAAAGGCAACAGTAAGAAAAGCAGTAACGTGGGATACGAATACATTGTGGGAAGCACTGAACAAAGTTGAAGAAGACTTTGGATCAGAAGTCGCAAAAAACATTTCTGACATTACTGTCAAGGTCTCAGAGAATAAGTACAAGGATGCAGATCCTCGTATACAACTTATTCTTGAGGAATCTCGAACAGTTGAGGCTAAAGGTCCTGATTATTATATCAGTGTCGAGGAGAAGCCTCATGACTGAAAAAGATATGGAAAACATATTAGAAGCGTTAGGGGAGGCATCTTTTGCAGGACTGTTTAAGTTTGTCAAAGAGTACAAAATGAAAAAGATCATTGAAGTTGCTCATGTATTTGACAAAGATAAATTTAATCCTGGTACTGACCTCCCCACTGTTCGGATTACTATTGAGCCCGTTCAAGATAATAAAATAAACAAAGACTACGAAGATTTTAAAAGAAAACAATTAAATTAGAGAGGAACTACAATGAAGATAATAAATGCGTCGGAACGACTAAAAGAAACTAAAGGAGCAAAGATTGTCATAGCAGGTGAAAGTGGTGTTGGTAAAACAAGTCTTTTATTTACACTACCAGCTGAAGAGACATTATTTATGGACTTAGAGGCAGGTGACATTGCACTAAGCGAGTGGGGTGGTGACACTATACGACCAGAGACATGGGAAGAAGCTAGAAACTTCGCCTGTTACTTTGGTGGCCCTAACGCAAGTTTAAGCCCTGACATGCCATACTCACAAGCACACTATGATCACCTTGTAAAGGAATGGGGTGACCCAGCTAGTATCCATGCAAAGTATAAAACTTTGTTTGTTGATTCTATAACAGTAGCAGGTCGATTAAGTTTTAGATGGTGTAAGCAGCAAGATGAAGTGCTCACTGATAAGACTAAGAAAATCAACATGCTTGCAGTTTATGGATTGCACGGCAGAGAAATGCTTGATTGGTTGACACAATTACAACATGTCAGAGATAAAAATGTTGTGTTGGTTGGCATCTTAGATGAAAACACAGATGAGTTTAATCAGAAGATATTTAAAATCCAGGTAGAAGGATCCAAAGTTGGTAACGAACTACCCGGAATTGTTGATGAACTTATTACAATGAGAATCAATCGTGATGAGACAGGTAACTCATGGCGTGAATTTGTATGTCTTACAGACAACCCAGAAGGGTTCCCTGCTAAAGACAGAAGCGGAAAATTAAACACTGTTGAAGAACCGCATTTAGGTAAGTTGCTTGCTAAGTTAGTAGCACCTAAAACAAAAACTACAGCAGAAATACTTAAACACGATATACCAAACGTACAAATATTAACAAATAGCAAGGAGACAACATAATGTTAAATTTTAATGAAGCAGACGAACAATACGCAGGAACAGGATCAACAGACTTTTCACCAATGCCAGAAGGTACAATTGTAGATGTACTTCTAACAATTAGACCAGGCGGTGCAGGTGATGGTGGTCTTTTAAAACAATCTCAGAGATCTGATGCCCAATATTTAGATTGTGAATTTACCGTAATAAACGGAGAGTTTGCGAAACGTAAATTTTGGACAAACCTTACAGTCATGGGCGGTAGCTTAGACGATAACGGTAGAAGTAAAGCCGGTAATATCTCAATGAGAACAATTCGTGCAATGCTTGAGTCTTGTTATAATATTGAGCCAAGGGATATGAGTGAAGAAGCTAAGGCCGTAAGAGTACTTTCTTCTTATGGTGATCTCAACAATCTTATTTTTAAGACAAGCGTTGGTACTGAAGAGTACAACGAGAAAGTAAGCAACAAGCTTGACCGAATAATAGTTCCGGGCATGCCTGAATATAAACAACCATTAGGTCCAGACGGTTTAATTAGAAGCCCCAAACCTTCTAGTGCCCCTGTACAAGCCACTGCCACTGCAACCCCCGTTGCGGCAACTGGTGCTGTAGCTGAAGCTCCGCAAGCTCCTGCNAACAGTTCAGGGAAACCATCATGGGCGTAAAGACAGTAGGTATTTTATCATTTCACCTACCCAAATAAGGCTTGTGGGAGAGCCTTGCTGTCTAAATCTCCCACAAAAATTTAGGAGTGTTCTTTGTTGTATTGTTGGAAACCATTATCAAAAGAACAATCAAACATAATAAAGAAATTAGGGAAGAGGAGAATTTGTGGATTATGTAATCATGTCGGGGCCAATCCTTTTATTTATAGTTATAATCCGATTGGTGGAGATAATATTTTAAATTACTTTGGGTGCATGCAAGCACTTGATTTTATTAACAAACAGACTGAAAAGGGAACTAAGATGTATACAGGAACAGAACCAGAAACAAAAGCCGTACAAGATACTATAAAAGATATTGTACCAACTTTTGAAGCTATAGGTTGGGAAACCAAGATAGCTGAAATATCACCAGACCAAATATTTGATTTAGTAACAACACTTTTAGTTGCTTATAAAAAAAGATTGCATGAAAGAATAGTAGAAGACGTAAGACAAACATCTGCTGCAAATTATGGAACAGAAGATTTTAAAGGAACTTTAAAGGAAGAACCACCAAAAAATAAGAAATATACAGAAGAGGAGCTCTGGGACGACCCCATTCCTTTTTAGTATGATAGATCTTAATCCACCTATAAATAATGGAGATGTCAGTGATGTGGTTTTACCACATATTGATAAAGCTCTTGTTCTTGAGAACCAAAAAGAACTTAAACGAACCTATCTTGGAGCTTCGTCTCTTGGAGAATCATGTAAACGAAAACTACAGTATCGTTACATGCAAACTCCGCCAGACGAAGGCAAAGACTTTAATGGAAGAACATTAAGAATATTTCAGGTTGGTCACAACTTTGAAGACTTAGCCATTGCATGGTTAATAAAAGCTAAATTTAATTTACTTACACAAGACAAGCAAGGTCGTCAGTTTGGCTTTGACACAGCAGACGGAGAAATTAAAGGCCATGTTGATGGTATCATTACAGATGGTCCTGTTGATTGGTCGTATCCATTTTTATGGGAATGTAAATCAGCTAACGATAAGAAATGGAATGAGTTTAAAAAGAAAGGAACTAAAGAAACTAACCAAGTGTATTACGCACAGGTAGTATTGTATCAGACTTATATGGGTTTAATGGATAATCCAGCATTGTTTACAGTTGTAAATAAAAACACGCAAGAGATATATTTTGAAAAAATACCTTTTGATGCTAAAGTTGCCCAAAGGGTGTCGGACGCAGCGGTTTATATTTTAAAAGCAACAAGCAATAATGAGATGATGCCGAGGGTAGCAGCAAAAGCTGATAGCTTTTTATGTAGATTTTGTGAATTTAAGAGTAGATGTTGGGATATAAAAAATGATAAAGAACAACAATCTGGACTTCAACCAAGCTGGAAATGATATTCCATCGCAATTTGATGTAACAGATTTTAAAACGAGAGCAAAGGGATCACTTAAAAGTATATTTGGATACATGTTTCCAAACGGACGTATTAGAGGTAACGAATTTGTTATAGGAAACTTAGATGGATCTCCAGGAGACTCATGCTCTTTTAATTTAGATAAAGACGGACTAGGTAGTGAGTTTAACGGCGGTAATTCATTCAGTGATTTTATTGATGTATGGTCTTACTCTCAAAATGTTTCATTTCAAGACTCTGTAAAAGAAATATCAGAAAGATTTGGTATACCATTACAGCATACTTATGTGGCTCCTGCGGAGCCGGTATATAAACCAGAGCCCAAGCAAGAAAAAGTTATAGAACACAAGTACCTTGATAGGGATAATAACTTATTATGTAGTGTACTTCGTATTGAGTATGACAACGGAGACAAAACTTTTAGACCTAGGCTAACAACAGGCGAGTACAAAATGCCAACTGTTAGACCTCTGTACAACATTCCAAAGATAGTAAACGAAGACACTGTAGTCTTTGTAGAAGGAGAGAAGTGTGTAGACGCACTAACATCGAAGAACATTCCATCAGCGAGTGCGATGGGTGGTTCAAACACCTCCATGGAGAAAACGGATTGGAGCGTCTTGGAGGGCAAGAATTTAATTATATGGCCAGACAATGACGAAGCGGGAAAAAAGTACGCTACGAAGCTCTCTCACTTTCTAAACAACAAATGTGCATCAATTAAAGTCGTTGATATTCCAGACCAAAAACCAAGAGGTTGGGATGTCGCTGATGCAATAGAAGAAAATTTTGACATTAACGAGGTATTAAACACTGAGGGCACAGCTCCTATTAATTTGTTAAATAACTCTTTATCTGTTAAAAATTTAGTTCAAGGCAAAGCCCCAGCTTATGAATATTTGTTGGAGTCTACTTTACCTAAAGGAGTTGCAGGTATACTTGCTGCTTCTGGTGACACAGGTAAAGGAATTTTGACTCTCGACTTGGGCATGAAGATAGCATACGGCAATGTCGGAATTGACAAAGCTTTTGATGCTACATTACTTGATAACGGCAATGTCGTTATCTTAACAGCAGAGGATGAAAAAGATGAAATACATAGACGTATTGAAAAGTTGGATAAAAACGGGCATAGATTTAGGGAAACAGGGTGTGACTTACACATTATCCCTTTCCCGGACCACGGCGGCGTGGTACCTATCGTTGCAATCCAAAATGGTCGACCTGTTATTACGGATGAGTGGAAACAGATTGAACGACAAATCATGCAAATGGATAATTTGGCTCTCGTTGTCATTGATCCTCTTGCTAGTTTTATTCTAGCAGACATCAATGCAGACCCATCTCACGGTGCTTTTGTAACAGGATACTTTGCAAGCTTAGCGACAAGAACAAACGCTACGTTTCTGATGGTCCATCATATGACTAAGATAGACATCAAGTATCCTGTTCGCACCCCAGAACACGCTCGTAATTTAATTAGAGGTACATCAGCTCTTGTAGACGGCAGTCGTTTTGCCATGGCTTTATGGCCCGCTCCTGAGTCTGAGGCTAAGACAGTGTGTGTTAAAGTAGAAGAAACATTTAAAAGAAATAAAGTTATATACGGAGCCGTTGTTAAATCAAATGGTCCTGTTAACCGAGAGGTTAGAATATTTGTTCGTAACGACGAGTCGGGATTACTAGAAGGTACATCACAAGATATATCTGTAGTAGACGAAGAGGATAAAGTAGTAAGACTACGCAGTGTTATCTACGTTATAAGAGAAGCTGCAAGAAATGGCAATCCGTTTACAGTTACAGGAGAAGATGGTTTTGTAGCTCGTGAAGGAGAGCTTCCTCCAGAGTTAAAGAACGTATCCCAAAGTACATTTAGAAGATATGTATCAGAACTTATTGACGACAGAAAAATAGTTCGTGCAAGACTTAAAGAAAACACAGGTCAAGCTAAATACTTAGATGTACCTGATGGACCATTTGCTCATGGCTTTGGAGAGTTAAAAGTAGGTAAGGTTACCTAGCTAGAGGGTTGTCGTTATTGCCAACGCTATCTACTCGGCTTTCTGTTCTATCTAATCTTTTTTCAAGACTATCTACTTTAGTAGTTAATGTAGCAATAGACTCCTGTAAGGGTGCAATGTTTACAGACTTAACTTTCTTTTTTTCTATATTATCAAGTCGTAAATTAAACTGTCCCCACGTGTAGAAGCCCCCGCCGATGGCGGTTATGATACCCACTATGGTTATGTACTGTTGTAATTTTCCCATTATATTTTTCATATTATTCTCCTTAATTTACCAATGTCTAAAAACACCTGCTATTATAAAAAAACAAGTAAGCCATCCTAAGACTCTATCTGTTTTTAATATAAATCTTTTTATTATATACATTATTTCTTACCTACATATAAACCAAACCAGGCTGCACCCGCACCTACAATTACTGATACAAAAGCTGATTGAGCATTAGTAGGATCTGGTAACGTCATAAACCACATACTAGTTTTATAAAACATTACTCCATACAGACTAATTAACAAACGAGGAAACACTCTCCACTTGTCAAAACCTTCTGCATCGTTGTACCAGGACTTTCTTTGTGCCTGTACAGGTGCAGGTATAGGTTTTTCCTTAACCACTGCATTTTTAAATTCTTCAGTCATCTAAAAAACTCCATATTTTGTGTGCCTATTATATTAGATTGTTGATCTAAGTTTGTATTAACTAGGCCATAATAATTATTTACATTATCATCTAAAACTACACTTGCATATATAGTTCTTGGCTCATACCAACTAGAACTATCAGGTATATTCATACTTTGATAAGTATCAAATCCAGCAGAGTAACCCATATAAGCTAGTAAATTAGCTTGTCCTTGTGCATTGTACTCACCAGACTCGCTCTGACTTCTTTCGTTTTCTTCCTGTTGAGACTGTATATTTTGACTTACAATATCTTCTGCAATTTGATCAGCTTCAGAAGAAGTCATTACAGACGATGTAACACTTTGTATTTGGTTCTCCATAGTAGTTACTTGCACCTCAGCCATTACCATAGACGGGGTATTATCCATAGAAGGCATAGGCATAATCTCAATAGATTGTAATACATTATTAGTTTCTACTTGGGCAGTAGCAATACGATTAGAAACAGTAGGTGAACTAACGTTCCCTACGTTTACATTAGAAGCATCAACAGTTGAATTAGATATTTGAGAATTAGAACCATTATTCGATGCAGAATAACTACCAGCTACAATAGACGACACAACGTCATTTATACTAGCGTTAACTGTTCTAACATTACGTCTTACATCTCTTCTTTCAGGTGACTCTTGTATTTCTTCGTCTATTTCTTCAGGAGTTATTTCATCAATAGATTCGTCTAAGGCCTCTTCTTCTTCCTCTATTGCTTCTTCCTCATCAAAAAATTCTTCTTCAGCTATCTCCTCTACAAAAACTAAAAAGTCTTCTTCTATTCTTTCTTCAAAAACTTCAAAATTTTCAATGATTTCAATGTCTTGAGGTAGCTCTATTATTTCTATTTCTTCCAAGTTAGGGAGAGCATCAACAAACTCAATATCGTACTCGCTGTCAATATGTATAAATAATGGATCATTTTCTAATTCGTACTCTTGATCAAGTTCAATATCATAAATGATAATAGTGTCATCGTAACTATAATCATCATCACCCCCAAAACCACCATCTTCAAAAGTAGTTGTAGTGGTGAAAGTAAATTGATCTTCTTGGTCATTAAATCCGTATATCGTTTCGTCTTGGTCATACCCAAATATTATATCTTCATCCACACCATAAAGAAAGTCATCATCCTCAAAATCATTTGTTAAGTCATACACATCACAAAGGTCTGAGTAAGAAGAATTAACTAAACATTCAGAAGAAAGATTGCTAAAAGACTCATCTACAACTTCTGCGGTAGTAATACTAAAGTCATCTGTTTGCATGTATTGTTTTGCATTAGTGTCTTCATATCGTAAGTAGGTTGTTGCTTGATTATTACCTTGAACGCCTATGGTAANATCGTGTGTACGAANTTGTATNTTATCGTANCTGAACTCAATTTGATTTGTACCTTCATACAANATAGCCTCAAAAGTGTTTTGCAGTTGGTTGCTGTATTCTTTTGCNTTGTACCANCCAANAACAAAGTATTGNTCTGTNTCAGATGTATTACCAAATGTCTGAATATAAGGATTTTGAGTGCCNTTTCTNTTAATTAAATCAGTCCACATTGGAAAAACGCTGTAATTAAATGAACTTGCTGGTAGTGTTTCTGACATATAATTTCTTTGTCTNGNTACNGAAAAGTTATCTTGAAANGTAAAAAAACCATTCATAGATATATTTACTTGATCAAAGGTTTGGTCATAGAAAGTAAAATCAAAACCAATATCTTTCATCCCGCTCATTGAATCGTCGCCAAGGTTAAGAGCTGTGCCTGAGCTTTGTATATTTATTATGCTTTCTGTACCAACAGTAAAAACTGGGTCAGTTGCCCAGGCAGATGTCGTTAAAAATAATAATGTAATTAGCCTGAACATATTTTGTGCTTAGGATATTTTTTACAGAAGTCNCCTTTACGATATGCTTTTATTTCATACCCGGTAAGTTCTTTCTTTACCTCTTCCCAGTCTGGTCTTTCATGTGGATTTTGCTCCCAGGCTATACGAGCTTCTTCACCTATCTTACCTTTATACGGGCAGGGACTGCCGGCTTGCATCATCGAACGCCATACACGAGAATCCTCACAGAGTAAAGCAACAGCTGCTACTTTCATCCCCATATCGTATAGGCCTTTGCTAAGTTTTAAACGTTCGCAATTAGGATCTCGTACACTTCGACCAGATGATACGCCAAANAACTGAGTTTGGACCGCCGAACTAGCTCCCGTGGTGCATAGGTCTTGACTATATGACATTATGGACGGAGCCACGGCACTTGGAGGAGGCGATTTAACTCTTTGTGTTACCTTTTGTGAACTATTACTTGTTGAGTTATTTGTGTTCACATTTTGTGAGGTATTGTTGTTGTTGTTAAAATTTTGATTATTTGTTGTAACGTCAGAACTCGATGTCGAAACATTGTTGTTATTATTGGTGTTAGAAGTTGTTGAACTGTTAACGTTATTGTTGTTATTTTGATTAGTAGAGTTGTTAGTTATCAAAGAAGTGTTGTTAACATTTTGTGTTTGATTAACAGTACTTGTTACAACAGAAGTATTGTTGTTGGTATTGGTTGCGGTTGAGTTGGACGTTGAATTAATTGTCGTATTATTCGTATTGAGATTTGTATTTGTTGAAGTGCTAGTAGATTGATTTACATTGGTATTGTTATTGGTATTGGTATTATTACTAGTAACAGTCGATGTCGTCGTAGTTGTATTCGTTATGTTTGAGTCCTCAGCTAGTAGAAGACTACTAACAGAAGCAACTGATACAAATATTACAAAGAGATCTCGTAAAGTCTTTTTCATTTTTCATTTCCTTTACTCTCCTCTCGCTCTGATTTACACACGCCTTGGCACTTATAGTCAACAGATTTTTGTTCTACAGGCACTTCTTTGCAACATTTTTTTTCTTTAAGTATCATATCCATATGTAAATACTCCTTGTGGGCCTCCTTTTGGTTTAGGAGGTGTTGCTACGTTAGGTGTTCCTCCAGGTAAACCATAACTAAATGCACCTGTCATTTGAGGAGCTTGTCTTTGTACTCCTCTGTAATTAGCTAAATCAATCTCGCCACCGCCGTCAGCTTGTTTTTGTTTAGCCAATGCCTCTAAATCACCTAACAATGATTTGTAAAAATCTTTACCTGCCTCTTCGCCTTTAAATGTTTTTCTAAATATAGAACCACCATCTCGTGTAGATTGATCTCTACCATCAAAATAATCTAATCTATTTCTAAACCCTGTAACATCTCTGTTGCCTATGTTATATGCAAGTCCATCTCTACCACCATAATTAACTTGAATATCTCCTTTTAAATCAACACCATACTGTTCTTCTAGCTGTTGAATTAAAGGAATAATTGGTTCCATTATTTGCATAGTTTGATCTACATTTTCTTGACTATATTTTTTACCTTCCATGCCAAAACTTACAGGTTTAAATTCATCTAAATCAATTGATGTGTAACCAGTTTTATTAGAAGGTTTTTTATTCATTAAAAGACTAGCAGCTAGTGCGGCTAATCCTAGATAAGGAGCCGCTGCTCCAAGCCATGTTTGACCACCAGCAGCAGTTGTAGATAATCCAGTTATACCTGAAGCTCCAGCTCCAGCTAAAGTTCCAAGACCAGATGCAAGAGATGGATCGTCAATAAAGTCAGCTAAAGATACGATACCTCCAACAGTTCCAAGAACATTACCTACACTTGTTACACCACTACCACCAATACCTTCTGTACCAAATCTAGGTTTGTTAAAGAAACCAGATATACCGCTGTACTCTGGAGCTGTTCCAATATTAGGAGTTTTACCAGAAACAAATTTATCAGCTGTTGGAACTAAATCACCACCGAATGCACTTGGTTTACCTGTTACGTAATTATAAAAATCTTTTATTTCTTCTAGTGGTTTCATTGCAGCTGGTGAACCATCAACATTAGTTAAGGCTGAAAACTCTAAACCTGCTCCAGATGTTAATGGAACTTTTCCAAATGATTGAGCCAAACTTGAAATACCAGTTCCAATATTACTTATTGTATCAGTTAGTGAAATAGGGCTTCCTCCTATGCTTCCTCCAGCATATTTAGGACTTGTGCCTCCTCCTCCAAATATTGAATTAGGACCAATGGCATTTTCAACTCTTCCAGGAAAATCTCTTATATATCTAGCAGTTCCCCCGAAAAAACCACTAGCATCTCTTGCGTTAGCGTATGTTGGGTTAAGAAAATAATCTAATTCTTTTAACCCTTTTCCTAAATAAGGTATCTGTCCTAAAAAACCTCCTCCTAAATCAGCCCCATTCATTAAATTTTGTCCTAGTAAGGCAGTAGATACAGTGCCTACAGTGCCTTGCAATAAATCGTTTTTAGCCGCTTCTTTTATCATATCTTCTATAGATACAGGGCCGTACTCACCATCAGCTACATCAAAAGAACCACTTCTAGTGTTTGGATTGTAACTAATAGGACTAGAACCAGACACTATAGTTGTTCCTTTACCTGTTCCTAAACCAACACCTGGTCTAATAGGTTTTCCAGAACCACCACCTACAGTATATGTAGGAACGCCTCTTGCTCCACCGGGTGTTTGTAAATAAGGAAGATCATCAAATCCAACCCTAGACGGGGGATTATATCCATAGTCTCTAGAAGAACCTCCAAATGTTATAGGATTTGCTACTGCTGGCATTATCTATTCCTATCTGCTAAAGCTTGCGTGTTAGGGTTGTTACCTGACAACGCTCTTCGTCTATTAATTTCACTAAATATATCTTCAGTCTGTCTAAAATCCTGTACGTTTGGTAAAGGTGTGTAACTTTGTTTTTTAGGTACTGCTTTTTTCATAAAAGCTTCGCTAGATCGTGAAGTTGGCATTAATAAATTTGCGTTTTTTATACTATCTATTGTTCCACCAGCTAAATTTGTAAGGGGTTTTAAAACAGCTGATAAACCTCTTGGATTTTCTTCATTTAACATATTTTGACCAGCCTCAACCCCTTCCATAACTGTATTGTCTGTTTCTGTTAACATTTGTGTAGCAGCATCCATAATACCATTTTGATAAAGAGCTATTTTTTCAGATGTATTTAAAGCACCTGGAGTAAAAAATCTTGGTTCTGCTATTGCTTCTGCGACCTTCTTATTTGACATGGCTTCAGCGTACCATCTTATTCCCTTATACCTAGCAGCTAAAAGTGCTCCTGCATAAATACCAATTGATCCAGTAGCAACAGCTATAGGCAAACCTGCAAAAGCAGCAGCTAAAGTAGCAGCTACTAACTGACCAAAATTTCCACTTGCATTTTGTGTTTGTAATCTTTTGCCCATTGCAACAATTTTTTTAAAATTTGTTTGTGATTCTTTTCCAAATATTAACTCAAATCTTGCAGGGTCTTGAAATAAATCTGTTATAAAATCTTGATTAAATATTTTACCAATTTGAGGAATAGTTGGAACATCATCTACATCAACACCTAAAGCTCTAGTTATTTGATTATTTAAATATCTTTTTCTTATTTCTTGTTTAGATCCATCATCTAATTTATTTATAATTCTTTCAAGTTCTGTAGTGCTAAATGCTTTTTTATCAAACATTGTATTTACAAGCTGATCAAGTTGTTGCTCATTATTAATGTTAAAACCATTTTTTTGAATTGTTTTAACAAATTCTTGATCTTGAAAACTTTTTAATTGCTCAAATTCATCAGCATATTTAGTTATACTTTCTTGTAATTCTTTAAGTTTATCAGTTTTTATTGCTGAATCTATTGTTGAAGGTAAATTACTATACTCTCTTATTGATTTATTTAATTCAGTAAATCTTTCATTAAGTAATTTTTGCACAGCATTATTAGCTTCATCAGTTAAATTAACAGGTGTAGAGTTTTTAATTGTGTCACTAATTTTAATTAATTCTTCTGTTGATTCTTTTCCTAATACTCTTTCTAAAGTAGAAGGTGTCATTGGTTTATTACCGTTTGGGTTTGGTCTTCCATTGCCTGCATAAACACGAATTTGTTCTGCAAATTCATCTATAGTTTTATTAGCAGTCATTTTGTTTAATAAATTATCAGCAAGAGCATTTTTAAAAGATTCTCCCATCATATTTGGATCTATATCTATTGTTTCTTGAATAGCTTTAAGCTCTGTTATTCTTTCTCCTAACCTTCCTTTTTCTATAGACTGTTTTGCTAAAGGGTTTCCTTCAGCAGCAAGGTCTTGAGTAACCTTTGCAGCTATCTGTTGACCTTCGTCCATACTCGTTAATGGAGGAATATCATCTTGTAAGGTTGGAACATTTTCATCAATTGCTTTTTTATAACCTGGTAAGACATCTTCAGATTCTTTTATAACTTGATTTATTGTTTTATTTTGTCTTCTAATTGTTTTTTCAAGAGTATTAATCATGGTGCTGATAAGCTCAGGATTAGCATCTGGACTTAATAATTTGTTAATTAAAGCATCAGAGTTTTGTCTTTTTGCAGCCACATCTTGTGTTAATCTTCCTAACCCAAACTCTTCAAATAATTCATAACCAAGTCTTTGTTCATCAATAAGAGATTGAGATCTTCCTGCAATATCAGTTAAAGAATTTACTGCTTGCATTTTTTGTTTATATTCTGGAGAGCCTTTTTTTATTCCTTCAAAACCTTTTTTCTTTACGGATGACATAGCAGAACCTAATTGTGCGTAAGATATTTCTCCATCTTTTATTGCCGCAGTCCATACTTTATCTAATTTAATATTTCCATCAGCAATTGCAACTTTTCTTAAAGCTTGAACTAATTCATTGTGTTGCATCGGAGAAAGTAAAGATATAGGATCAACAGCACTATCTGGATCAGCAACTTTTGCTAAAGTCTTTAAAATTCCAGGCTCTAAACTATCAAATACTGCCTTTCCTCCTTTTTGATTTTTTATAATATTTCTTAAAGCTTTAATTGTATCATCTGTTTTTATAAATTCTGGACTGGAGTCTTCACCAAATCTTAAAGCAAACTGTGGAATACCTTTTTTATCTTTTATAACAGAAAGGCCGTCTGTATCTTTAAGACCTCTTAAAAAATTTAATCTATTAGCATCTATAGCACTTGGGTTAGTTGTCTTTTCTAATATTTTTATTTCATCATCAACTGCTTTTATTGTGCCAGAAGGCAAGCTATCAACAACATCTGTTACCTCTTCAACAACTTCATCAAATTCGCCGTCTTTATATCTTTGACTGGGTAAAGGATTATCTACACTTTCAATCAATCCTTTTTCAAGATTTTTTTCTAAAAACAAATCGTATAATTCTTCAGCTTCTTTATCCATTTTTTTATTAAATAAATCATCAACTTTAACTGCTTGAGATGGTGTTAAGCCACCCTCATTTAATTCTATAGGAGTTCTTTTTGTCTGTGTTTTTTTAACAACCCCCGGAGCAACTTCAGCAACTTCAAATATATCTTGAATATCTTTAAAGCCTTGTTTTGCTATTCTTTGTCCAACATCAATTGCTTCTGTTGCAGCTATTGCTGAGCCATTTTGAAGTTGATTGTATATATCTGCTATTTCATCAATGCTTTTTGGATTTCCGCCAGCTATTTCATCTGATAATTTTAATAAAGAATTTAATGATCCTTTTAAATTATTGTGAACTTTATTTGTATATTTATCAGTTAAATCTACAAAATCATCAGTAGTAGTTGTATAGGCATCTTTAATTGCTTTATTTATATATTTATCTATATCTTTAACATCATTTAATATTTTTTTACCCACGTCTGTTTGTTCTAAAGCTTTATACATTTCATTTTTAAAAACTTCAGCATTTGCATTTAATTTTTCTGTTCTTGTTCCAGCTATTGTTTCTGCCATAAGTTGCAATCTATGTTTTAAATTAACATTTAAACCATTTATTCCATAAAAATCTGGCAGTATATCTTTTTTTATATCAAACAACATACTTCCATCTTGTTCAGTAATTTTTCCTGTATTCTCGTATTCTTTCCAAATTTTACTAAAAGCTCCTGACTTAGGATCAGTTGCTCCTTCACCATAAAAAGCATTTAAATGTTTTTGAGAATTACCTTTAAAGTAATAACCTAACCCTCTTAACAAACCTCCAAAAATTAAATCACCACCAGCAGCATACATAGCTTCTGTCTTACCTCTTTTATTAACATCACTGATTGCTTCATCAGATATTCCTCTAGCCCACTGTTGAGCTTCATCTATAAATGTGCCTATATAAGCACCAGCACCACTCGCAATTGATGGTAAAATAAGAGACGCAGCTAAAGCTCCTCCATAAGGAGTTCTAATTAAAGCTCTACCTATAGCAGTTTTTGGTAATTGAGTTGCCATTGCAGAAAAACCTGCTATTGAACCTATTGTTGGACCAAATACTTCACCGGCAAGATCTAGAATGTCCTCACCTCTTAAAGCATCTTCATCAATAGACATTAAATTATTTGTAGACTCCATACTTAATTCTTCTTGGCCTTTGGGTGTTAGTAAAAAATTTCCTAATTTATCAACAACATAGCCTTCTTTTCCAACATTTTTATCTAAAAAATTTACTCTTTCTTTAAAATTATTTGTGTTTGAAAAACGAAATCTAAAAAGATTATTAGTTACGCCTGACTTGTAATCAGCACCTCTAAATCTTCCAGTACTTGTAAATACACTTTTTTGTGTAGGAGCTTGTTTTGAAATATCATCTTTAGGTGCTTGAACAGTATTTGATTCTACTGCTGTAAAATCTCCGCCAATTGCATTTCGTAAAGCACTTTCTTCAGCAGGTGACATTTCTTCTGCATCTTGAATAGCTTCTATAACTTGACCTTCAAATGTTTTATAATATTTTTTTACAGCCACAATTTATCCTATTGTCTTAAATCTATTGTATTTGAAACTATCGACCTTCCGCCCGGTGATGAGACTTCATCAAAACTTACTATACTACTTCTAGGAATAGTTAATTTACCACCAGACTTAGCAATTCTTTCTGCGACTTTTCTTTCTACTCTTTCAATTTCATCCAAGTAACCACCACCTGGCGATGTTTCCGCCATGGAATATAATGATTGTAATGCAGTATTAGCATTGTAAGATGGTTTTTCAAATATCTTTACCATTTCTTGTAAAGATCCTTTGGCTGAAGCTATGTCTGTAAATGTTCCTAAAACATTAACAATTTCATCAGCTCTCTTTCTATCAGCATCAGATATTGTCCTGTTTGACTCACCTAGCAATATTGTAATATTTTGAGCAGTAAATCGTTTTGCCCATCTAGCAAGAATTTCTGGAGTAGGTATTTTTTGTTGACCAGTTACTGGATCAAATGCAGTTCTGTCAATTCCAGCAATAGCTGAAATACTTCTAGATAAATCATTAACTCTTTGAGATAAACCAACAGTATCAGCACTAATCAACTCTTTTACCATATTAATTTCGTCAATAGTTTTTTGTGAATATTCTTCTGCTTTATATATATCTCTTATAATTGGAGCTATATCAACGTCAGGAGCGTACTTAACATTGCCCTTACTGTCTTCTTTTAAACGAACTTGAAACGATAAATTGTCTTGACTGCCTCTACTATAAAGACCAGGAAGTTTTACTTTTAGTACTTGTTTTTGCATTAANGGATCAGCNTCTGGCCCTTCACCAAGGTCTTGAATATTTTTAGCAATTTTTGTTTGTAGTAATTGATTTTGTAATCTTTCTTTTTCAGAAATACCACCACCACCAATTGGTATTCTACCAGCTAATATTGCTTTTTGTGTAAACGCTTCGTCTGCCATTTCTGCTGGAGCAAACTCATAACCTAATTGGGAAATTTCTTCCATTGATACTGGTTCAGGAGTTAGTTTGTAAGCACCTTGACCCGGTACTCTATAGGCTAAAAATTGTTTTCCTTTAGTTGATTCTTCTTCAGCTTGTGATTTAGCTAAATCAGCCATAGCCATTCTTTTTTGTACTGTACCAACAACGCTACCATCAAAAGGAACAGAACTATATCCAGCCATAAACTCAGCATCACCAACATTTTTTTCTTCTCTAACTTTTTTTAATTCTTTAGAAAAATCATTATTAACAACACCTTCTGGAGCTTGTTGAAATTGTTTAATATCCATGTCAACAATAGCATCTAATGCTTCTCCGGTTCTTCCAGTTTGTTCTTTAAAAACCTCATACAATAAAACATTGCCTTCAGGGGAACTATCTACAGGAACTTTTTCTCCTGTTCTAGGTTGAATAAAAAATACTTCTCCAGTATCACTATCTGTTTCTGTGTTAGTTTTAATCCAATCTCTAAAATCTTCAATGTCATCATATTCTTTTTTTTCTTGATTTCTTTTTGTTTCTTTTTTAGGTTTTTTATTTTTNTGAGAAACTTTTTTTAAATCATTTGTTAATGCATTTAAGTCATTTTGAATTTCGTTAGCGTTAGATCTTTCAATAATTGGATCAGAGGCTAAGTTATCTTCTATAACATTGCCAACACCAATACCAACAGGGCCACCGTAAGCATAACCTTTTGGTTTAATAATAGGTGGATTAAACATAATTAACCTCCGTATGCTCGGTTATCAAATCCGTAATTGTTTGTATTAAACATAGAATATGGATTTACATAAGGAGCATATCCAGACAATGTTGTTTGCATTGGACTAGCTATAGGTCCTTGATTTTGACTCATCATCATTTGATTACTTGGTATACCTTGAGCAAGACCTAATTGATAAGTTGTTCTGTTGTATGGATCCATATAAATATTATAAGCATTTTGTCTTTGCGTATCATATAAAGATTGCTCATAACCTCTAGCTGTTCGACCAGCATTAGCTAAGGCAGATACATCAGCTCCTTGCATTCCTTGTAAAGTTCCTCCAGCTCCTATAAAACCAGATCCTATATTTTGCATAGCAGGTGCAAATCCAGCTAAACCAGTTCCTAATTGTGCAAAATTTTGACCACCAGAGGATATACCTGTTGATAGTTGAGAAAGTAAACCAGCAAGTCCAGAACGAGCTTGACCAAAACCTTGACCTAAACTAGCCATAGTTGGAGCAGCACCTCTTAAAGCTTGTTGTTCAATGTTAAATTGATTTTGTGCTTGACCATAAGAAGACGCTAAAGCTTGATTTACAAGTTTTTGTCTTTGTTCTTGTCTTTGCTCTTCCATTTCCATTTCAATCATACCAAGTCTTGTAGAACCTCTAAGACCTGAGTTAACAGCATTTAAATTTAATTCAGTTATTTTGTTATCATAAAATTCATCAATGTCTTCTAACTGATCTTCTACAACAGCTTCCATGTAAGGATTCATATAAGCTTCAGCAGCGTTTGTATCAAAAGAACCAAGACCAGCTTGCAGCATGTTCATGCCTTCGTATATGCCACGCTCTGTTGGGGCTAAACCACTACGAGCCAACATAGCTGCATCTCGTAAACCGCCGATACCTTCAGAGTAAAGAGGATAAGCATCTCTCATAACAGACGCACCTTCTCCTAAGAAAGGAAGGGCACCTTCATAAGCCTCCATACCTCTTTGAAAATAAGGTCCGTAAGAACCAACATTTTGTGCTGTCATGTCAAGAGCACGTTGTTCTAGTGGATTAAAAGGAGCTACTTGAGTTGTAATAGCTTCAATGGGTGGAGGTTTTGAAGAAAAAGAATAACCTTGATTAAATAAAAATTCTGTTAAAGCTCTTATATAAGGGTCTGCTAAATTATATTGAGTGTTAGCTCCATAAGTAGCATCTGTTACACTAGGAAGAGTTCCTGCAAATGTATATTGTCCTTGATTAACTGGAGTTGTCATTATTTTGCCTCCAAACTATTCATTAAATCATACATTTTTCTTACGCCATCTTTTCTACTACCATCCCCCATACCTCTTACAGCATCGGATGTCATTACAAATTCACCATCAGATAATCTTGCAGGAATAGAATCGCTTGTTCCTGTTCCTGGACCGTTAGCTGCTCCGCCGTCCATTAAGTTAGCGACTCCACCTTGTGCATATCTAGAAAAAGAAACGTCTGGAACTCTTCTTGCTACTTCACCGCCATCAGCCATATTAATTGCTGTTTGTGGTTGAGCATAAGTAGGATAAAGTTGATTGTAATCTATTACTTCAAATTGTCCTCCTAGTTGATTTTGAACATCGTTATAAGCTCTTTGTGTTTCAAAACCTTGATTTCTTCTAAATTGATCTGAAGGTAGGTTTGTTGGTTTAGACAAAGCCTCAAACATCATAAGGAATTGAAGGTCTTCAGCGTCAAGAGATTTTTTTCTTCTTTGTTTATCTAGTATCTCTGCATATTTTTCCATTATTTCTTCGTCATTCATTTGTGTACCAAATGCTCTCATAATACTTTCTCTAGCAGGATTATTAAATATATCGCCTGCCATAGTAGGAGAACCTTCACCACCAAAGATACCTGATCCACCTCTCATTGGTATATTAGCATATCCTTCATCACCAAAAATAGAACCACCAAGATATTGTCTCATTTGTTGTTGAGATAAGTTTCTAGCACCCGGTGTTCCGATAGCTTCTCCTAATTCTCCTTGTGCATATAAAGCACCTAAATCACCAAGAGTTCTTCTTCTATTTTCTTCTGTTCCCATTAAAGAACCTACACCTTGTCTAAATTGTTGTTCAGGAGATTTACCAAACATAGCTGTTGTGGCTGCGTCATAAGCATCTGGGCCATACATTAAGCCTAATGTGCCTCCAACTGTTGTTTTAATAGGGTTGTTATAAGCAAAACTACCTGCTCCTTTAAGTAATGATCCAAGTCCTGTCGACGGAACACCCTCAACAGCTCTTTTACCAGTAAATAAACCAGCTCCTGGAATTCTGCCTAGCAAACTTCCTATTCCTCCAGCAGCGGGTATTCCTAAATCATCCATAGTTTGTGCTGTAGTTTTAGTAAGACCTGAATTAGCAGCGTAAGAACTGCCGTAAGGTATTTGTGTAGAGCCAACAGTTGTGTTTGTAGGTCCTGCATAAGCGTTTGGTTTTCCTAACACTGAGCGTGTTGAATTTAATGAACCTGGAGCTCCACTTTTAAAGCTTAAATTTTGTAAAGATTGTCTACCTGTTGGAGTAGATCTTAAATAACTTCCAATTCCTGAATAAATATTTCTTGCACCTTGTGCAGCAGTATTTCCTAAACCTATTAGAGGAGCAGAAAATGCTCCAAAAGCATCATCTGCTGCTTGATTTTTTGTTAAAGGATTTGTAGCTTTGTTTGCTCTATCAAAGAAATTTTTAGCTCCTTGACCTATTCGACTATTAGCAATTTTTTGACCCGCAGGACTATTAATAAGTGTTTGTATGCCTGATTTAGTATTAGCTCCTAAAGTTTGTAAAAAAGCAGGACTAGATTTTAAAGCTCCGGTAATATCTAAACCAGCTACAGTTGTTTTACCTGCTCTTACACGAGCTGCTACTTTAGCTGCAACTTCACCCGCACCAGGATATTTTGTTAAAATAGCTTTTTGAACTGCTACTGCTTGACCCGCTGCATTAGTTTTTCCTGCACTTTGCAATACTGATCGTGTAATGTTTGCTATATCATCAGCTGCGGCTTTACCTACTTTACCAAGACCTCCGAATGCTGCTGCTGCTTTTCTTCCAATTTCAGCTGATGATCCAGTTAATGGTCTTCCACTTGATTGTTTTGCACCTCTAAAAAATCTAGATCCTTGATTTCCAGCACCTTTTAAAAGATTGAGAGCAGCTGATCCTGCTTTTTCTGCGAGTGGTCTTGCTGCTCTTAGACCTCCTAAGCCTGCTAAACCTGCTTTTCCTGCTGCACCTGCTAATCTTGCTGCTAAACTTACTACCATTACGATGTCACCACTGTTACTGTTCCTATGGAACTTGTTAAACTCATACCCGTCGGATAAACCACAGGTAAATATAAATTTCTCCAAGCATTGCCATCGTACGCTTGGTGTACTTCCACCGTTGTATTAAATATTAACCCACCTGGGCTAAATTTTCTACCATTTCTTTCGTTAGTTGTGTAAGAAGGTACCACATTTAAATCCAATTGAAAAAGGTTTTGTTCTAATGTACGCACCATTCTGTTTAGTTTGTCTGCATCTATGTCGCCTTGTGTGAAACGAGGTAGAGATGAGAAGGCTTGTCGAATGTCATAACGTGGCATTATTGTCTCCCATCTGGCTTAACATCGAGTCGTGTAGAGCCTAATCTCCAACCAACTCCAAGACGATTAGCATTGTTATTACTTCCGTCATTAAAACTAGTTACATTTAAAGAAAACTGTCTTCCTCTTCCTCTAATGTTTGTTACTTTTGTTTCTGCATCAACAGGTATAGTTGCATCTGCTGTTAAAGTACCACCTGGTGCATCACGCATTTTTACAACTAAATCAACAGTTTGAGGTCCAGCTATATTTGTTCCTATAAATCTAAAGTCTGGTATAACTCGACTAACAAATGCAAATTGTTCGCCGTCACCTATATCAATATCTCCTGACTGAATAGAAACACCATCCATTGGAGCTCCGTCATCATCAAAACCTACTTCATGAGCATAAATATATCCTGGTGTTGAACCACCAGCTGCTCTTGGTTTTTGATAAATGCCGTAGTCAATCCAAGCTGTTCTTTCCATTTTACCTATAGACCATGTTCTTTGCACGTAGTTATAAGTTACATAGCGATCAATTTCGTTAGAACCAGCAGAAGGATAGTACCATCCTACTTCATCAAATGTTTGATTAGAAAAACCAAAAATTTTATATCTTTCGTCATAGTTAATATCGTTAAAGACATATTCTTTTACACTACAAGGAAGAGCGTTAACAGAACCTGTGTAGACATAGAAGTTAGATTTATCCATCCAAAATGTTGCATCGGCTCCATTAACCGCTGCATTTGGACCAAGTATCGAGGGACCCCTAGCGAGGAGAGAAGTGGTAAAGGGCAGGGGTCCCCCTACGAATCGCAATGAAAACAATGCGATATCGGTCCATACTAATATTTCCTGACGAGTTTGTAGTCCGCCAATAATCTCAGAACCTAGATTTAATTCAATTTGATCAGCTGTAGATGTACCATCTGTTCGTATTTGCCAATCGACTGCACTGTTTTGATTAGAAATTGCTATTATCATTGGGTCTATTGTTCCTGTTCTAGAAGCACCAGAAATAGGATCAACACCTAACGCAATAACATGGCCGTCTCTTTCAGAGACAATAACTTGATTTGCTTTTGTTGGAGCTAAAATAGCCCCTGAATCATCGGTTATATCTGTAGCACGATTATTTGTTCCTGCACTCTCGTCCCATTTATAAATACCACCGCCTCTGTAATTCATAATAAGATCTTCACCATAATTATCTTGATTCCATAATCTAAAAGAAGTTCCGGTAGCACCAAAACCCCAAGAGCCGGCATTCCAACTACTAGAGCCCCAACCACCTAAAAGATTTTGTAAATCTTCGCCAACAGGTATTTCAAAAGCAAATGTTAAAGTACCTCCAGTATTAGATGTAGATCCATTAGCTTGAGTAGCAACTGTTATATCAAAATTATTAGCATCAACAACAGCTACAGAATGATTAGCATTTATTTGTGCTATTGGAATACCATTAACAGGAGCTGACAATCCAGAAATAGTTACAAAATCTCCTGTAGCACAACCATGGCCTGTAACAGTAAACCTTACAGAAGTTGTTCCATTTGTAGTCATTATATTTGTAGCTGATACTGTGGATCGTAATGGTGTAATATCATAAAAAACAGATTGATTAAGAACATAAAACTTACGATTAGTTCCTACACCTAAATATTGATTGCCGTCAAAATCAGACCACTCAAACAATGTTCGGCAACTTCCTAAAAAAGAATTTTGAGAATACTTTTCCCATCCACCTATTTTTTGAGGAAGTCCTGCTTGAAAACGAACAAGGTTACCATCTGTCCAGCCACCTTCGTCTGTATAGTCTGTTGTTTCTTTATTTATTCCAGGTCGGAAATTAAATTTCGCTAACGGCATCTTGTAATTCTTCCACTTTCTCTTGTAAATCGTCGATTTTCCAAATTGCTTCTTTTAAAGCTTGAGTAAGTAAAGGAACCAGCTTAGATAAATCTAATTGCTGTAGGATTGGTGCGTCTGTTATTGGATCAACAGCGTCCTTATCACCGGTAACTGCATTAGGAACTACAGCGTCAACTTCGTGAGCTATAAAACCCTCATTAATATCTTCGCTTCCTATAAAAGAATAGAGAAGAGGTTGTAACTCTAGAACTCTTTCAACAGCATCTTCAATTTCACCTAGTTTATCTTTAACTCGATAATCAGAAGTAGTATTAAATGATGCAGCAGTTCCGTTGTTAGTAACAGAGCCTACAGTTGTAGCTCCGTTTAAAAATTGCATATGTGGTATACCAGTACCTTGATAGCTTTGAAGGGTGGTATTTGTATCTAAGTAAGCTGTAGCATTATCAACAGCATTTGTTGTTGTTCTAGCTCCGTAAAAAATATTACCAGAAGCGTCTATTCGTATTCTTTCAGCTGTACCGCCTGTTATAAATGCTAATTGATTTGAAGTAGCTTTAATATTATTTCCATCAATATTTACAAGATCTACTGTTAAATTAGTAGCAGGTGCGTTACTTCCTATACTAACACCATCAATTGTTCCTGCGTTAATATCTGCTTGATCTAAATAAGCAATTCCATCAATGTAAATATCTTTAAATTTAAGAGTAGATGTTCCTATATCGTGTGTATCATCTGTATCGGGTATAATTCCCTTTGTTAAAAGAGTTCCAATACCGTTTACAACATTACCGTTAGTTGCTCCTGCACCATCAGTATATATAATAGCACTTATTCCGTTAGGAACAGTAACTGTAGTTCCACCAGATCCTTGTTTAAAAGTAAGAGAATAACCGCCAGTAGTAGAATTTTTTACATACCAATTTTTTTCTAAATCAGAAGGAGAAAAAGTTATTGTTCTGTTGGCTGTTAAAGTTCCTGTAAAATTAACAATTTTATTTCTAGCATCTGATGTAGCTCCATCAGAAATACTAAAAGTTAAATTAGAATCAGACATTGTATGACTTACATATCCGCCTATAGCTTGATCTACAATATCAAAATTAGTATTTGTACTTGTACCCCATGTACCAGACTCTTCACCTGTTTGAATTAATTTTATTCCTAAATTACTAAATGTAGCCATTATGCAGCAATCCTTGTCCAATTAGGGTCTTGGCTAGTATTAACTTCTTGCCAGAGAAGTATATCTCCAATTGACCCAGTTACACTCACTCCAGTAGGGAATACATCGGCACCTAAACCTACGGTTATTTGACCAATTAAACCTTGAGACGTTAATCCCGTAGGAATTATTGTTACTCCTGCTGATACCGTAACAGTTCCATCGCTCAATGTCATTAAGAGATTTACGTTTGCTTCAATAGAAAGAGCAAAACCCATCCCGCTATGGTTAGAACATTTTACATACAATGTTGATGGTGCATTCTCAGCTACTACAATTTGTGTGTAAGCTCCAGCCTGACCTGGTGTTCCTACGACTGTAACGCCATCAGTGTAATCAGACCCATCTTGTGAAGTACTAAATCTTAAAGGATGTGTTGCATTACTTGAGTCTGATTGATCAAACTTGTAAGTAAAACCTTTGTGTAGGGCCGTATAAAGACTTTGTTTTTGACCATTAGCATAATATTTATTACCACCACCAGAATTATATACAGTAATAGTAAATGTTTCATTGCCACGAGGAGTAGCTATTGTACTTGTATTAACAGCAACTGTTCCTATTTCTCCAGTAGCTGTTTGACCTGTAGGTGTAATAACAGAATCAAAATTAGTAGCTGGAGTTCCAATTGCACCAGTGGCAGCAACGCCACTTGTAACAACAAGTACGTTACCTTGGGTGGCTACAGAAAAAGTACCTATTGATATAGTTGCACTTACTCCGCTTACAACATCAGTAACATTAAAGACTGCATCTATAGTTACATTGCCAATAGTTGTACTTGCGGAAACACCAGTAGGTACTACAGTAACAAATTGTCCCGCAGACGCAGTTCCTAATTGACCAGTGCCAACAACACCCGTAACCTCAACTGTTACAGATACAGAACCTTGATCCGAAAGAGGAAATTCAGAGTATGTACCTACACTAAACATATATTAGACCTGTGTTATGTTACTTCCTGATGTATGTGCTGTGGCAGTTGTACTGTCTGCACCTCTCGTAGCACCAGTTAAAGCTGTTCCACTTACACCTGTATAAGCAATTTTTTCATCACCAATTTGAACTGTTCCGCTTGTTGTAAAAGGATTTGAATTAGCTACATCAATAGTAGTAGCAGATGCATTGATGTTAGCATTTAAATTTTGCGATCCTTTAAAACTAGTATTAGCAGCTAAACTAGAACCTGAAGTATGTTTGTATTTCCATCCCCAATAATCACCTGGGTCGGTAACACCTGTTACAACAGTTACATTAGAACTGTTACAATCAGATATAATAAGAGTCTGAGGGTCTCCTATTACAGTTTTGTCAGATTGCACATCAATTACTGTGTCATCTGCAAAGAGGTAAATAACAACACCATCGTTGTCTCCTCCATTCCATTTAATCGCTTTCATAAGTTTCTCCTTTATTACGATCTAGTTACTAATACTGTTGTTGCAGACGTAGCAAGTCCAGCGACAACAGACGGACTTCCTGCCGTGGTAGACAATGTACCATCTGATTGCACATAGTACAACTGAGCAGGTGTTAAACTAGATTGATTAGCATCAACGCCAGATATAGTTGTTACTTTTACATCATTTCCTGTTGAAACTGTCTCTTGTGCTATGCCTATGTAGTTTTCTGCGGTGAGGTTAGTAGGACCTAAAGATGTATAATTAAAAGTAGGATTAAAACAATAGTATGAATAATAGCCCGGATTCGAACTTCTATCGTTATGATTTTCAACAACAACACCATCAACATCACTTGCACAAGCACCTGCATAAAATTGATTAGAGCCATGAGCAGTTGTTGTTACTGCTGTTGCTACTGTTAAAGATAATCCATCAGTTGTCGTAGCAAAGTTATACCTTGAATTATATGGACTGTAAGTCTGATAAACAAAACAATAATTTCCACTATAATTTGAATAAACAGCAACATTACCACCTGATTCTACATAAGATTGAGCATTGTTAATATTTCCATCACTAAAATTAGAAGCCGTTATTGATGTTCCGCTAATAGTTAAACCTGCATAACTATAATAATTATTAGCTGTTGAAATTTTACCTGCAAGAATAGCTTTATTTGGATAAGTAGGATTATAAACTGGATTACTCCAACTTCCTGCAGCACTATTTATTACTAATGGTGTACCCCATGATATAGCACCACTACTTGTTACAGTCATTGTCATTACATAAGGGTAATTATTACTGCTAGAACGCCAATAAAGAACGTGCTTTCCACCTGTAATATCACATCCTTTTGAATATTGACCACCTGCTGTTGTGTTTTCATATAAAGTACCTACAGATATTGATGTTCCTGTAAGAGTTAAAACAACAGCAGAACTTCTATTAGTATCGTTTCCACTCACGCCACCTTTAGCCCAACATACAGTTACTTCATTAGTTGAGTCATACCAATGTTGATAGTGTTGATACGGAGCGCTTGAAGCACCACCTAAATCCATAATTGTAACTTCTGTACCTTTTGTACCTGTGTTTCCTGAGAAAGAAACAGCAGTACCTTTAACTGTATCACCTGTTGTATATGTAGTTAAAAATACATTAGCTTCATCATCGTAAGAAACAAAATGTGAACTAGAGTTTGCACTTGCTAAAACAAGTTCACTTCCCCAACTTATAGTTTCACCTGAGCGAGTACCTATTTTACAAGCCTGTTGAGTAGATCCATTTTGATAAGTGAAACAATATGTTAAGCCATCTTTAGCTACTGCCATCGCAAACAGATCAGTAACATAAGTTCCCATATTTCCAAGTGAACCTTGTGAAGCTGTGCCTGTGTTAGTTACGTTTGCTTGACCTGCTTGTGCAAAATCTCCATCAGCTTCTACAATTACAGCCTTACCTTTGGTAACAGTACCATCAGCTTTACCTACGATTGTATTTGCAGGAAATGTTTTTAACTCTAGTGCCGTTGCACTTAATGCTGTTCCGACAAATTGAGTTGCTTGAGCAACTCCACTGCCATTTAATCTTGTAACAATATTTCCTGCACTTGTGGTGTAGTAGTCTTTATCAACAGTCAGTGATGTCTGAGCATTATTTATACTTCCATGAACATTAATTTGTACAGGATTGGTCGTTGTTGCAGAATTTGATGCAATGCCAAAGAAATTTGTTGAATTGAGGTTGGATGTTGTTACTGTAGCAAAGAAGGCAGTTGAGTAGGCTACTTTATTGCTATCACTTCTGTCATTAAGACCTACTAAAAATCCTTTATTTGCACCAAAGGATGCTGAACCAGAATGTAAGAATATATCACCATTACTCATTGTTCCACCAGTTGCTACACTAAATGATGAAGCTCCAGGTGTTATCGTTTTATAAGTTAATCTATCACTGTTATCATCATCTCTGTAAAAGAACATAATCTTATTATTAACTGTGTCCATTTCTACATCAGCTTGAGACATACCTCCAGCACCATCCCAAATTGTTGCTGTTCCTGTATATGATATAGAGTTTGATCCAGCATTGATTGTGCCTATAGTACCTTTCCACAGAGGATTAGAACCATCATCATTTCTCCAAGTAATAAACACTTTATTATTTTGTGTGTCGTAACAAGCTGAAACATAATCTGCATCATCTGATCCAGAGAAATCAACACCAGTACCAACAGTGTCAGTAGGGCTACTTGCTGTTCCACCGAAGCCTATAACAAAAGCTTTACCAACATCACCATCCGATCCATCAAATGTTGCATAAATAGCTTTTCCGTTGTCTGGATCAGCAACTATATCTGCTCTATCCATATGAGCATTTGTACTCATAAAACTTTCTTCTGATGTACTACCAGCTATTGTTCCGTTAGATATATTTAATGTATGACTTTGAACATAGGTAGTAGCTGATCCTCCACCAGGTGCAGTAGAATATACATGAGCAATTACACCGCAAACTGGGCTGTAAGGAGAACCTGAAAATGCTGATGATGGAACATAAGCTACTTTATTTCCACTGGGATTATCTGATATATTTGCAGCAGCAGTTTGTGTAAATGATGTGCCTGATATACTGAAAACTCTAAGCTTACAAGCTCCTCCATCATCATAAGATGCAATTACATATCCATCACCAGCCGTTAAAGAAGGCTCGTTATCAAGCCCAGTATTTTCAACAACATGAGGTGTTCCCCATGTTACAGTTCCACTAGACCAAGAGCCAGCTACTATTGTTGGATAGTTACTGTTTGAAGTGTCTCTATAAAACATTACAAATCTTTCAGAGCTGGCTTCATAGGCTGTTGCAACATGGTCTGTAGATGTATCTGATCCATTCATGTCTGTTATTTGTTTTACTGTTGGTGATGTATCTACTGAAGTAGTCTCAAAAACTTGCGTAACTGTACCATTTGTATTCTGTATAACTGGTTTACCTGCTGTGATCGTACCTGAAGCGGTAAAGGTAGGAGAAAGACCTTCATCGTTAAATGTAGAGCGATTTGATGGATATGTAACAAAAGCAGTATGAGTTCCTGATGTAAGACTTATAGCATTATCACTATTTGAACTTTCTAAAATAGTTGTTCTAGCAAGTGTATTACCTGTGTAAGTTCCAACTCCTACTTCAAAAGCAGTTCCATTAGCATCCTCTATACAATAAAAAGTTGTAGAGCCATCGCCAAGAACAGAAAAAGCCTGAAATCCATTAGGTGGTGAATTAGCAAGAGTTATAGTTCCTGTGCCAGTTGTGGTACTAGTGTCTTTTACACGATCCTTAACAATACGAGCCATATAGGTTTACCCCACTAAGCTATGCGAATTATAGCGTTACTTGCGTCAGGTGTTGGAAATTGTATTGTAAAATCTCCAGCACTTGATGATTTATCAGAACCAAAATCAAGAATTGCTACTGATTTATTAGATTGTGTAGAATTATAAATCATTGCACCACGAGCTGTAATAGTCGAAGTACTCCAAGTTGTATCTCCAAAATCTGTAATAGCAGTAGTTCCTGATGGATTTGTTGGCGTTACATTAGTTAACGTATTCCCTCCAGACGTGTAAGCAGTTCCAGATGCTTCATTAGTTGTTGTAAATGCTGTTGTAGTTGCATTTATAGTTGCAGATGATGTGTAAAGAGCAATTTTAAATGTTGCTCCCGTACCTGCGGATCCGCCGCCAGATCCTGAAAAAAAGTTATGAACACCTTGTAAAAGTTCAACCTTAAAACTAGTGGTCATTGCTTGAGTTATTGCCATTTTATATTCTCCTTATAATTTCGGCTATATCATTGTGTCCTTGTGAGGACAATGTACCACATATAGTCGTACGTTCAGATAAGATAGCTTGTTTCATGTAATAAGTCATTACACTTCTTACATTTTCTTTAAATGCTTCTGCCTGCTCTCTTATTGCAGGAGGAGCGTCAGCGGATACAGAAATAATATGATCAGTTGCTCTATCAGCCCAATGATCTACTCCTAATCCAGTGTTGTTTGTAGTTACCACTTTTACAGAGCTTATATTAGCTCCCATCTCTTCTGTAAACATATTATGTTACCTCTATTCTTAAACTATCAAAACGATACTCATCTCGTCTGTCTCTACCTTCAAATAAATTCTTCTGACGAGAAATTTCTTCCATAAACCTTTTTTCATATTCTGCTAAAAGGGTAGGTTCTCCCTTCATAAATATATAAGCTTCAATTAAAGCACCATACAGCATAGCATTTCTTGAATTTTCAGACAAGTAAGTGCCACTTGTATTAACTGTAAGGCTCGGAGGTCTATATAAATAATTTAACTCCATAGAATAATTAGAATCAGGAGTAGGTGAAATTAAAAATGTATTATCTTCACCAGCTGTATTACTTCCTGCATCAAAATCTGCATAATATTTTGGTAAACCATTTAAATTTGCTTGAGCAGGGTCTATGTCATATTCTTGAATAAAAGAAGGATGTTTTTTATCTAAATAATGATAATCACCATTTGCATCTATTACAGCTAAAGAAAAAGACGCTAAATAGTCTGTGGGTCCTTTTAAAAATCTATTTCCTGTTGTTACATTACCTGTAGCAGTTTTTCTAAATACATTTACTTGAACTAACTCTAACATTCTTTCTTCTGCTGATAATATAAAATCATCTAGAGTGCTAACAAAACTTGCTTCAGTGTTTTGTGTGTAATTTTGTATAAGTGTTTTTAATTCTGCTAATGTCATGTCGTTACCACCGTTACTGTTCCTACGCTTCCATTAATAGCAGAAAATGCAAGTGCTGTTCCAATTGGATCTACTACTAAAGAGTTAAAAGCATTTACTTTTGTCGTTCTTACTAAACCATCGCCCGCAGGTACATCTTTATCAGGTCTTGGTTCATACAAAGCTTGTGGATCAGCAAAGTTTAACCTTACTTCAAGCTGAGGTTGTTTAGGTTCCCAACATTCTGGGCATGTTTTAAAACCATTCCATTCATTATGCAATTCTCTTAGCAAATATCTTTGTCCACATCTATCGCATTGCCCTAAAGCTCTTCTTCCGTTTGCATAAGCCATTAACTAAGTCTCCTATAGCTTCGCATAGAAGGTCTAACTTGATAACTTTGACGAACTTCGTCTTGATCAGCTGCTCTTTTAAATTCTTCTTCATAACTTTGTTTTAACAGCATAGTTCTTTCTGGTGCTCTTTTAATAGAAAGATAATATGCAAGACCAGCTGCTAAACAAGGGTAAAACCTAAAAGGAACTTGCATTGTGTTTGGCCCGTAGTCTGCATCTTCTATTCGTCTTAAATAATTAAACACTAAACTGTCATTATTGTTATTAGATGTAGGCCATATTTGAATTTTTGGAGAAATTTGTTTATCAATAAAATATTGACTTGGTTGACCTTCTGTTGATTTATCAGGAATTTGAAGATATTCATTTCTGCCTATAGGTTGAATTATAATATCAGAATTTGATCCATTATTTATAGTTCTGTAGGCAAGACCTAAAACATCAATAGCACCTTCCGGTAAACTATAGTCTGTTTGACCTTTAACAAGAGTTTCTGTGTGTTGAACAACTGTCCACTGATTAAGACCTCTATTAGCCCAATCAGCTAACATAAGATTTAAACTTCTTTGAGCAGTTTTTAAATCATAACCAGTTCGTAATTGTAGACCGCACCTTTCAAAGGCTTCTTCAACGTATTCTGCTACGTCTAATTCAAAATCTCTACTATTACTGGTAGCCATGTCATTATCCTATCTTAGTAAACTTTCGTTTTCCTGGAGCTATTGCACCACATCCTATATTACCAGATTTTGACCCTGGTTTTAAGGATTCTCCATTATAACCTACTAAACCACCAGAGCGATACTTTTTTATTCCTCCAGTAGATATTTCTTTATTCATTTGAGCTCTTGAAATAGGCATTAGAATAAAGATCCAAAAATATCCACATCAGTCATTTGAGGTTGACTGTAATCTTGTCTATCTACATATGTAGGTTGTTGGTTTCTAAGGTTTGGATTTGCAAATTTAGAACCAGGCTCAGGATTGCCGTATTTTGCAAATCTTTCTGCTTCTCGTGCTTCATTTCTATCAATAATATACTGCATAGCTGATAAAGTGTTTTCAGTACCTCCGCCCGCCTGTCTATCAGCTTCTTGTCCATAATAAATTCTTGACATAAATTCAGGGTCTTGACCAATCATCATTTGTGTAATGTCATAACCAGAATACCCTGGGTGTCTTACCACACTAGGTCCATAATCAAATTGATTTTGAACATCATCAAGTGTTCTAGAAGGGCTATTATTCATATCTAACGCTTCACCTACATTTTGTGCTGTCATATCTCTTGGATTTATTTTAGTTACATCCATATTAGGAGATGATCTTAAATATGGAGTTGTTACACCTGATATTGCAAAACTAGGAGCTGCCTTATTTAAAAGAGAACCAAGTCCTCTTGCAAGATTTTGTAAAAACATTTCTGACATTAAAATAACACCAATTTTAACAATAATCCCATAACACTTATAGTTGAGCCAATAATCATTGTTTCTATCCTAATTAATCTTTGTCTTATGTTGTCGTATTTTTCCAAACATAGCGTTTCATGATCTGAAATTTTTTGATCTAATACCGCTACAGTTTGCTTGGCCATTAGACTGATCCGCCAAACAGATTGTTATACACGCCTGGATTATTTGATTGAAGGTAATCTTGATATCCTTGAGAGTATCTATCGCCTTCATATTGAGTATTTAAATAAGAATTATACTCAGGTGTGTAAACATCTCCAGAATAACCATATGTTTGAGGATTACTTAGTTGATTGTATAAAGATGAGTAGGGATTGTAAGCCATTTGTTGTTGATTGTAGTTATTACCGCCAAAACCACCGTAGAACATGTTATTCATGCCATAACCTGAGCCATATCCTGAATTATAACCAGAAGGTGAGAATCCTAGTCCTGTATTACCGTAAAAAGAACCAATTCCACCTGCATATGGGTTCATTCCATATCCATAACCCATTCCTGAGTTAAAAGGATTGCCATAAGGAGAACCATAACCCATTCCACCGCCATACATAGTGCCATACATATTATTGTAACGGCCACCACCTTGTAGTGAATTACGGCTTTGCATAAATTGATTTAATAAACCCATAAGGCCATTCATATTCTGAGAACCTGTTTGATTAGAGGGTTGATTTTGTTGATCTAATAATCTTTGATATTCGTTTACAAGATTTCCATACATATCTTCATAATTAGGACCTGTATTTGTTGTGGTATCTGTTGCTGCTGCATCTTGAAGACCTGTAGTTGTTTGATAATCTGCACTATTTAAATATCCGCCATAGTCAAAATCTCTTAAAAGATTTCTAAAATCACGTCTTTTAGCCATATCTTGATTAAAAAAACTATCTTCTATTTGTTGAGCATTAGAAAAACTTCCTTGTTGATTTCTAAATTGTTGACCAACTGAGTTTAATCCTTGTGAATTAAGAAATGTTACTATGTCATCCATAGAAGTGTTGCCAAATGTGTCGCTAGTAGCATCATAAAGATCAATATCATCTCTTATTATAAAAGGGCTAGCAAGGTCTGTGTTTGCATCATATTGATAAGCTTCTAAACCTGAATTAGAAACAATATTTCCTTGATTATCATAAGTTACAAGGGCTCCGTCATTTAATACAAAACTAAATGTTCCATCTTCATTATCTTGCATATTTTGAATTACTCTACCACCTAAAGTTTCTCCAGATAAAGGTTTTCCTACACCCATAAGGTCCATAGCGGTTGTGTATGTTGTTGGTATTATATCTAATGGAGTAGAAGGACTTTCTAAAACATCATTTCCAGCTCCACCATCCACAGTAGCAGGAGGAAGAGTATTTGCTGCTTCATTTAAACCAATTCTTGTGTCTGCACCTTGTAAAAGCATGTCTTCAAATAAAGAAGGTTTTTCTGTTACATCATCAAAACCGTCTAAATCTGAATTACTAAATACATCTGTTTGTGCAAAAGGACTATTTAACATAGCCATTGCATCTGTATAGTCTACACCTAGAGTTGGATCTCCACCAACATCGGAACCTGCACCAGCAGGTACATACGCTTGTCCAGCAGAATTAAAAATATTAGTATTATCTAACTTAACAGAAGGAGTATTAGGAATCGGTGCTCCGTTAAGTAAGATATTACCATTTGCATCATAAGTTATGTTAGGTAAAAGATCTAAATCAATATCATACATATTTTACGCCGTATAAGTTATAACACAGTTCGTAATACCTGCATTTGATACTACCCTCATGCCTCTTTTTAGCCTTAAACCTGGATCTGAATAAAAACTATCGCTTGAACCAGAATTTACTTTAAAAGTAAATTGAGTAGTGTATGTTCCAGCATCATTTTTTGATTGAATGTTTACAGTTCCATCAGCTGAATCAGCTTCTAAATAAAGACCTCTAAAATAGACGACTTGATTTGTGCCTTTTGCTTTAGTGTATGCATTGTCAGTAGTTCCTGCAACTACTTCCGTAGTTGCGTTAGAACCCTGTTGATGACTTTTATAGTGTCCAGCCATTATAACCTCCTATTAAAGTACGTTATTATTTTGGACGTAATCTACTGTTAATACACCTACACCTGCACCGGCATTAGAACTTAACAATCTAATTCTTTTCTTGTCTGTTCCGCTATCTAGCCAATTTTCAGTTCTTACTTTATTTGCACCAGGTGCTGCATTATGAACACCAAGTGTACCACCAGCAACAGAAGTTGCGGTAGTTAGTGATGTTGCATCAACAACTTGACCATTATCCCATCCAAGACCTGCTGTTGAAGCAGCTCCATTCCAAGCTACAGTTACAAATAATTTAATTTGTATAATTTGGCTATTAGCAGGAATAATAATAGTTGTTGCAGGAGTCGCAGTATTCTGTGTTACGCTCACTGATTGTGAAATTACAGAAGAACCTACGTCCTTCATGTTTGTTTGTACGTTAGTACCTGTTGTATTTGATATAGGACCGGCTTTAATTGGTCCTGAAAATGTTGTTTGACCCATAATATTCTCCTTAGTCTGGTTAAGTCGACCTCAATGGTCGTCTAAAGATATCTTAGGGTACATAATTAATTAAACAAATGCAAACAAAAAAAGGGAGCCGAAGCTCCCTTTTCTGAATTCATAATACTTAAAATTAATTAAGCACCGTTTGAACCAAAGATAGCACGAGGATCGGACCACCCGTAGCTGTAACGCTCACGAGCTTTGAATCTCATATTACCTGTGTTGAATTCACCTTCCATAGCTGTTCTTAGAGGCGAACGGTTAAAGTGTTTTAAACCGTTTGGTGCGTCTGTAAGCATGAACCATGCGTCTGGATCTGTTAAGAAATTGTTAACAGTGTATCCTTGTGGCACTGCACCTGAAGATTTAAGTGCATTGATGTCATTGTCAGCAGTTCCTACACGACCAGCAGATTCCATAAGTCTTTCTGCTACGAATTGTAGTTCCGCTGGAACAATAAGTTTTTGTCCACGAAGGGCAACGATAAGACCTCTTTCATCAGTAAACTGACTAATTGAAATTAGTGCGTTTTCTATTGATGTTTCGTTCAAATCTGTTGCTGTTACAGGTGTGTTAGCGAATGTTCCGCCTACAGCAAGTGGATGGTCGGTTGCAAGTAAAGTCTTGCCATCGCCACCAGTAAAGCCAGCAGTGTATGCGTTATTTAAAACGGATGCACCTTTAACTTGTTTACTGTGTGCCATTGATCGTGCAAGTGCACGAGTATAGCGGTTGGACAATCTGTCATAAAGGTTGTCTTCGACAGCTTCTTCAGTTAAGGCAAATGCCATTGCTACAGTTTCGTGTGTGTAACGAGCTGTATAAACTTCTGAAGCGTTATCGTACTCAACCCCTGCACCTTCTGATTTAGTTGGTGCTGCTCCAAATCCGGAAAGCATTACTTCTTCTTCGAAAGCTCGGTCTGATGACTCTGTTTCGAAAATTTCAGCAGCTTGATCTCCGTATTTGGAATATTCTAAGCCAAAGAGAGCGTTTAAGCCAGGCTCTAGTTCTTTAGCAAGTTGTGCTCTTGATATAGCCATTTTTTACTCCCTATACGCCAGTAGTACCAGCACTAAATGTATGGTTATTTATCATAACTACTACACCTGTATTGGTTACTGTTGTTAAATCATTAGTTGGATTTGTTGTCACTCCTAAAGCTTTTAGAGGAAGAGAAGCAGTTGTTGCTGCTGTTCCTACATCTAGCTCAGCGTGAGAAATTCCAGCTGTTGTGCTTCCTACCGGGCTGTTATCCACGATATCATAGTTAGCGAAAACGCCAGCTATAGTGAATGCTGCGTCTGCTTGCACTTCACATACGATACTTGGATCATCTACGACATAAGCTTCTACTACACTAGTGACGTTTGCGTCACCAATCCAGTTGTTTGACCATCTTGGTGTTCCTGTTGAAGAATCTGTGAATTGGCATCCGTTAAACACGCCCAGCACAAGTCCCCCATCAGCAGCGGCAATTCTTTTGATATATCCAGTCGCTAGACCTTTTACGATATCACCTTGATAAATCTTAGTAGTATCAGAATTTGATATTTCATATCTTGATTGACCGCCAGTATACGCACCGCCGCCTAATAGACGAGCAGGACGTAAACCAAATGGAGCATCTAAGTTTGTTAAAGCCATTTATTACTCCTAATTAATGTTATGATTCAGTCTTAATCTGAACCAAAGGTTACTTTTGAACTTCGCTCTGCCTGAAATTTAGGCATTGCGGGATTATTGTCACGCATCCAATCGTTGTCAACCGCCTGCATTTGCTGTTTAGCACGCTCTGCGTAATATTGTTTGCGTTGTTCAATGAATTCTTCTGGTATTCTCGCCAGAAGTAAACCGCCTATCCCTATGACTCCAGCATATTTGCCTTCCTCGACACTTGGAAAAACGAAATCCTCATACTCGTCCGCACGAACAAGCTCATAGCCTTCGGTTATTCTTGAGTGGACATTATTTTTATCCTCATAACCTAAAACTTCAGCTCGAATCCATCTATGAACATAACCAGACGGAGCATTTGGGGCGTGCAATTTACTAGGTGGTCGCCATTGCACAGGGCGTTCGGCAGAGGCTCGTGTTTGCGTTTCACGAGAGCTTCTGTTAATTTGTGTATCAGATTTAGCAGCAACTTCAGCGGTAGCTTTCTGTTCTGCTTCTATGTATTCCATTTCATTATCTTTTTTAGACATGATGTACCTCTATAAATCTCTTGCCGCAATTTTTGCAACTTCTTTAGCATACGCATCTAGCGGTACACCAAGTTTTTTAGCTACAGAAATTTGGGCTGGGGTTAGTTTAACACTCTTTTTGTTCTTTTGGCTAGTTCTTCCTTGAGAAACTGACGCAACTTTTTGTGCAGGAGCAGATTTACCATTAAATTTATGAGGAAAATCTTGTCTCATTCTTGCATCTATTTCGCTGTAATATTCGTCAGATTGAGGATCTAAACCTTCTTCTTCAACTAATTGTTGATGAATTGTAAAAGCAGTAGCAGTCATAGCTCTATCTTGACCAAACCAACTATTTTCTTCTCTTTCTGCCCAATCAACAGCTTTTGCGTCAGGCTCTTGTTGAACTTGTTGTTGTGGTTGAGCTTGCTGTTGAATTTGCTGTTCTTGCACTTGCACTGCACGTTGCTTTTGTTTTTCTTGATTGTCTTTGAAAATTCTAAGTCTTTCTTTTTCAATAGCAATCTTAGCCATAACTTGTTGAGCATCAGCCATCTTATCGACTTCGCCAGCTTCATACGCTTCCTTAAAAGCTGTTTTAGCTTGTATTTCTTGAGAATCAATACGGCTAGAAGCTTCTGAGCTATAACCTGTATTTAAATTAGAAAGTTGACCTCTTAATGCATCTACTTCATTTTTTTGCTGTTGAGCAAATTGCATAGCAGCGGCTTCTCTTTCTTCGGATTCTTTTCGTTGAGCAACAAGTTTATTAATTCTTTTTTGAGTTTTCTCTCTTCTTTTATCAAGATCTTCCTCACTTAATCCTTGTGGTTCATTATTTCCATCAGACGTATCTAATGATATTTCTGCTGGTTGACTTTCATCAAGCGTTACTTCTTCTTCTACTTCGATGATTTGGGCTTCTTCTACTTCTTCATTTGTCATAAGACACTCCTATATAGTATAGACATCAGTCGGTTCTAAAATAGTTCCGAGGATTTCATCGTCATTTAGTATTCTAATCTCGCCATCTTCTAGCTTGATTCTTGTTCCTGCATACTTACCAATAATAACCCAATCACCTTGCTTGCAATATGGCCCGCTTGGAAATTTAGTTTTATCTTTGTAAGCATCAGGTCCAACTTGGACGATGTAAGCTACAACCGTAGCTATAGATTCTCGCTCTCGTGTCTCATCTGTTATAAGAATTCCACCTTTAGTTTTTTCAAAACCCTGGAAAGGCATTACCACGATGCGATATCCTGTTGGTTGGGGCATTCTTTGTTTAGCTGATTTTTTAAGAAGTTTTGGGTCTAAGACTCTATCTTCTTCTTTGACATAGGCATCAGATACTTGTAGTTCAGATTTTTTGTCTTCTACTTTATCTTCTACCTTCTTTTTGGCGTACCTTTCAGGTACTATCAGGTTTTTAACCATCTGCACGTTCTCCTCGTGACACCAGAGCAATTATCTCTTGCTCCACATAGGACAGGCTCTGTAGTTGTCCGATGCAGGCCCGATATGATTCCCAATCTTTGCAGTTCCCTGAAGTTATTTTTACTTGAACATCTTCTCTCTGTTCACGAACAATATGAAGTATTTGCTGAATTAATTCAACCCCATCTTTCATTTTTTTTCTCCTTCACTATATAAGTTGTTAAAAGTTACATTTGGATTAGTGTAGCTTTCGTGTTCTTCACTACTATGAATCCATTGACTTGGAGCAAAATCAGGTGCTCCTTCTCCTGTTGACCATAATGCAGGGTTCGTTACTCTAACTCTATTGTTAGGTAGTGCAACGACATTTCCCTTCCATTTACCTTCTGTTAAATATAATACATGACTTTGTTTATGTTGATCTGGACTATCAGCTATCTCATGTTCTGTATAATCAACAGTAAATATATACTTAGCTAAATAAAACTCTCCATCTATTTTTGCATACCAAGGTGATGACGACGTTCTATCTATACTGATAGCAGTATGATGATGGGACATACAATCCCAAGGTTGACATAAATGATTTTCCATTCTTTCTGGCCATTCTTCTACAGGTATATCTGCAACTAAAGCTTGTATTGGCATACGAGCCCACATAGCACCGCCATGAACATTAGGTTCGTCGTCCTCTATTTCACAACCTGTAAATATAACTTGAAATGATAGTGACCTATCAGGAATGCAATTAACTGCTACAGCTAAGCCGTGCAGGAATTCACCATGGTAATTTTGATGACCAGCTGTAAATTCTTTTCTTACCCATACCTTAAAGTAAGGGATATTCGATATTAAATAAGACATCTCTCCTCCTTATCTTATTTTATTTTACTTTACCGCCTTTTTTATAACCTTTGACTTTACCACCCATTTTATGGCCTTTTACTTTACCGCCCATTTTATAGCCTTTAGCTTTTTTGCTAACAGCACCGCCCATAAAGTAACCTTGTGTTTTTTTAAACATTATCTTCTCCTTTTTTTAGTTTTTCTTTTCTTAGCTGTTTTTGCAGCTCTTTTAAACTGTTTATCAGTAGGAGCTCCTTTAGAGCCTTTTTTCCTCATCTTTTCGCCAGAGCCAGCTGCAATTCTTTTTTTCTTAGCATGAATATTTGCGTATAAACCTTTTTTAGCCATTTAGCATTTCCACCTTCTTCTTGCTTGTCTAATTCTGG